AAAAAAAGCCGCCTTTTCAGACGGCATATAAACATTACTCCTGAATCCACAGCGTACCGATTTTAAAGCCCGCCTCGTCGGTTGAGGCGGTAAAGTCGATTTCGGGGACGGAGAAGTCGTCGTTTTTAGTCGAGAACAAGCCCAATTTGCCGCTGGTTACGCTTTCCAGTTCCAACAGGGCTTTTTTGCCTTTGAACTGCGTCAGGTACCTCATCTTAAACGTCGGCGTGTTGCCCGTCGCCATATTGGTCAGCTCGATTTTCTTCGCCGGGGGCATCGTTTGCGTATAGGTAAAGCTCGGATAAACGGTTTTGCCTTTATCCGAGCTGTTAAAGGCGTACACGCCCGATTCCGAAACCGTATATTGGCCTTGTTTCGGGGAGGATGCTACTTTGATATAAGCCGTGCCGTCCTGGCCCATCACGCCCGCGTCCTCAGCGAACTTGCCGCCGCCGGGCGCGGCTGCCTGAAGGTAAGAATAATTGTCGCCATCGAGGACTTTGCCCGTAGTTTCCGCCCAAAGCGCCTTCATCGTGCCGGTTGCATATTCCGTACCGAAAAACAGGGTATTGAGGGTCAGGCCGTTAATCAACGCGCCTTTCATTTTGCCCGACACCTTGACCTTGCCTTGCGCCACAGCCAAAGGATAACGGTTTTGACCGTAGAACTCTTTCAATTCCGCCGACAAATCGACGGACATTTCCTGCAAGCCCATAATCCGCACGGGCGTTGCGTTCTGTACACGGTTGCCGTAAGCATCCATAATCATTTGGGCGAACACTTCGCCGCTGCCAAACGTCAACTGCATGACATCCCTTTCAAAAAAAGCCGCATTACGCGGCGCAAATCACAATCGGAATAATACAAACCGCCTGTTCGCCAAGCGTCCCCTCGTCGGTTTCCACCGTACCCTCGACGCGGCAATACTCGATATCCGCGCCGTCCGCCGTTAAATCCGTCTTGCCCGTAACGGGGTGGACGGCGTTCACGGCATTGCACACCGCGTCAATCAGCGGATTCATGACGGGCGCGGGCGGTTGGCCCGCCGTCTGGACGTACAGGTAAACATCGGCGCGCAAAATCCACTTGGTCTCCCGCCCCGTCAATGTCAACGCCTGCATATCGCCCTGCGCCATAAATAACGCAGGCTGATCGTAGCGTTTCACATCGTTCCAGTGCACCAGCTTCCGGCTCTTGGTTACGAAGCCGTCCAATGCGTCCAGTTTCGACCAAAGCGCGGAATAAACCGCCTCACGATTCATTTCAACACCTTTCCAATCGATTTTTGCAGGTCGTCCGCGAACTTCGGCGTCAAATCGCGCAATGCCGAACGGAGGAACGACCGCTCCGGCAACTTCACATCACGGGTATGGGCGCGGACGCGGACATATCGCGGCGGTTTCAGCGGCTTGCCGAACGCCTGCCTGACCTGGCGCAGCGAAGCCTTAACGTTGACACTGCCCGCGAAACCATACTCATGCGCGATGCCGTAACGGACGTTCGTATCGACTTCGCCCGAAACGACATTGCCGGAAACGTTCACGCGCTGGTGTACGGAGCGTCGCAGGTTCCCCGTCCTTACCCTCAGCACCCGGCCCGATAACCGGTTCTGCTTGACTTCGCGCTGCAGGCGCAATGCCGACCTGCCCACCGATTTGACGACCGCATCTTGAACATCGGCGGCATATGCTTTAAAAACCGCCGCCAGAATACCGCCGCCGATAAATTCCATCTTCAGCATCACACGCCCTTTCGTTTGTACTCATTGAGTATCGCAAACGCCGACGGCGGCATACCGCCGGAATTACCGAACGTAGAAAAAGCGACGGTTTCGCCTGCAAGCGTCTTGCTCCGTACGCCCTTGCCCTCGATTTCGTTCACGCGCTGCACCGCGATAATCATCACCGCTTCGCGTATGTCGGCGGGCATGCGCTCATAACCGGCGCGGTACGATACCTCGACATTTTTCAGCCCCCGCGCGAAACCTTCGGGGCGCATCAGCAGCCAGTTGTCAAACTCCCAGCCGCCGGCATCCGCGCCGTTGATTTTGACGGACGACACCGACAGGACGGGATAATTGTCCAACACGATGCGGTCTTTGCCGTTGCCGTCGTACCGCCCGACATAATCGGCGGCCAGGAGGCTGCGCCCGATATAGGCTTCCGCCGCCGCCGACACGCCGTCAATGACGCTGAGGAAGAAATCGTCCCGCCGGTCATGTTCAACGCCGATACGCTGCTTGAACTCCTCAAGCGATACCGGGGCGGCCATCGTTATTCAGCCTTTTCGGCTTCGGCAGGTTCGGCTTCTGCTTCGGCAGGTTCGGCAGCTTCGGCTTCGGCAGGTTCGGCAGCTTCGGCAGGTTCGGATTGTCCTGCCGGCTGCCCGGTTTTAGGTTTACGCCCGCGCTTGGCTTTTTCAGGCCCTTCGGCAGGCTCGGAGGCAACGTTGCCAAAACCGAACTGATACAGGAATTCCGCCGCCTCCGACGGCACTTCCACGATACCGTTTTCATCTGCCGCGTAGCTTTGGCTGCCGAAGGAAACGTCGGTAAACCCTTCGGGCGCTTTTAATTTGACTGTCATCTCAAAATCTCCAAAAGAAAAAGCCGTCTGATTTTCAGACGGCATATCGGCTTAACCCACGTTGGTAATCATACCGAAGGCAGGCATGAACATACCTTGCAGCACCTCGTCCGCATAGACGCCGTATTCGTACATACGGGTGCGCAGCGGCCATTCGATTTGGTAATACTCTTGGCGCGTACGCACTTGCAGCAGATTGCCGACGCCCTGAACGTAGGCGGGCAGGCGGCTTGAGTAGAACAGGTAAGTACCGGCAGGCAGGTTCGGGTGTACCACGATGTTCAGGTCGTCGCCCGTGATCTTGTTCATATACGAACCGACAACGACACCGGCGCGGATGTTCGCCGTATTGTTCACGTCAACGTTCAACTTAATCAACGGCGCGCCGCTGTTTCCGATAATCAGCTTGGTCAGCGCCGCCAAATCGCGGGCGTTGACGTAGACGGTATCGGGGGACAGGCGGTATCGGGTAAAGAAATGCGCGAACGCCTCTTCAAATTCATACACGCCGCCCGCGTTGTCGGAAGTCAGGCCGCCGCCTTTGTTGTCCGACCAGAACGCGCCCGAATCAGGCAGGGCGATTTGGGTCAACAGGCCGTCAAATTCCAAAATAGAAGTGGAATTGTCTTCGGACGGCAGGGAAGCGGCGGTCTGGGTACCTTCGGCATCAGCCGAAATTTCCACTTTGGCGGCAGTGGTAACCGCGCCCAGTTTTTCAGAACCGGCCGCACCCCAGTACCAAGCATAGGCAACCGCGCCGCGAACAGCCGGAATCACGGCGGTTACTTTTTTGCCTGCCTCAATACCGGAAACGGAAGCCGCCGCAGATTTTCGGGCGGAACCGCCGCCGAACGTATCGGTTGTACCATCCGCGTTTCGGCGTGTGATTTTGGCAGGGACTTGGGCAGTTTTAATGTTCGGGCTTTGACCGGTTGCACCGTTGTTTGCGCCTGCCACGTCCCAATACGCCTGCAAGCCCAAAGCCACACAGATTACAGACAAGGTGCTGACGCTGATTTTCCCCGCCGCGTCGGCGGAAACGACGGCGGTCGGTGTAGGTGTAACGCCTGCCTTCAGGCTGGTGTTGCCGCCCAGCAAAATCATTTCTTCGGCAACCATAGTAGCCTGAAGGGTTTGGGCGACCGCCAACGCTTTCACGTCCTCGAAACCGCGCGCGGCGTAATCCGCTTCAAAGGTTACTTGGTTTTCCAAGCCGATGGCGCGGAATTGCGCGTTGCGTTCCACCGTTTCGTGATTGATGACGCCGCCGCGCCTGCCTTCGCCGATACCGGCGCGTTGGTTGCCGACGTTGATATTCGTGACGGCTTTCCAGTTCGAGCCGATGGTGCGGCCGCCGCCCACGCGCGGGATACGGTTGCGCAACGGGGTCAATACCGGATAGAGTTTTTGAGACGGCGCGGAAAGGTCATAGGTTTGCAGGCCGGCGGTAAAGCCGGCCGGCTGCGTAAAACCTTTGTCCGGCGGCCCGCCGCCCGCTTGTGCCGACTTCATCAGTTCAATCGTTTCTTGTGTGAGTTGGTTCACGTTCATTTATCGCTCCTGATAATAAAAAAACCGCCTGTAAGCGGTGTTACAGACGGCCTGTTTGTTTTGCCTTAATGAGTGTCGCCACGTCATCCAGCGTGCCGTCATTCTTTACAATCGGCTGAAAACCTTTTAACGGGTCTTCGCCGTTATCTTCTGCCTTACTGATAGCTTTCGTACTGCCTTTCGGCGGTACTGCCTGTTTCTTCAGGCTTTCGATTTCCGCCTGTGCTTTGGCAAGGGCGTCATTCGATTTTTTCAGCGCGTCTTGTGCCTTTGCCAGTTCGTCAGCCGATTCCGCTTTGGCAAGATCGCCTGATTTGCCGGCTTTGGCCGCCAAACCGTCGGCCGGCTTATCGGCTTCGCTTGCCGCCAACGCTTTCAGCGATTCGGCAAGGCCGGCCGCCGATTCTTTGATTTGCGCGGTAACGGCTTCATCGATGTTGTCGTAGGATGCGTCCTCAACCAGCCATTTCAGCGACATCAATACATCAGCCGGTGATTTGACTTGGTACATTGATTTGGCGGCCGGCCCGCCTTTCGGCTTGTCGGCTTTAGCCAATACCGCTTTCAAGGCGGCGATTTCAGATTCGGACAAATTCACGCTTGCCGATTTTCCGGCTTCGTCCTTTTTGTCGGCGTCCTTATCGCCTTTATCTTCGGTTTTAGGCCCTTTATCGCCGTCTTTAGGATTTTCATCTTCCTCTTCGGTTGGTTTGTCAGACGGCTTGCCGTCTTTATCCGCCGCCCCTGCCTCATCTTTCGGTTTGTCCGCCTTAAAGCAGGTAAACACCGCGTCGGGATTGGCAGGGCGGTCGACAAGGCTGATTTCCGTCAGCTTCAAGCCCGTGATTTGCGACTTGTTCAAATCATCGCGGGCGGTAACCCTGCCGCCGATGGAAAAGCCTTTGTAAACGCCTGTCTTGACTTTCGTCACGGCAACAGGGTCAACGATATGCGCGCCAAAAAATGTGCGCCCGTCGTCTTCCACGTTGATTTCAATCGCCGTTCCCGCCGCGTTTGAGCCGTGCATCTCGCGCACCGCGCCGAACTTCATATAATCGGGAATCGCCGCCTTCATTGCTTCCGCCGCGACGACTTCGCCGTCCGAATCGACCGCTTCGCTCGAGGCATACCCCCAAACTTTGACCGTGCCGTCGTCCTGCGCCTCCGTCTTGGCGATTTGCGCGTATAACTTCGTCATTGGTTTGCTCCAAAAAAAAGCCGCCCCGCGAAGGGGCGGCAAAACACACCCGCCTGACCCGAAGGAATCAAGATTCAGGCATATCCCCTGCCAAAACAGGCACAACCGCGCACCGGCAGTTCGGATGACCGGGTATCGTCAACGCACCGTGGGAGAAAGGCTCGTGCAA